AAATATTACATTAGACAAGCTGAATTTAGATGGAAATGACTGGGGAGAAAAAGGTCGTATGAAACTACACTGGACCTTCCCAGCTAAGAATAAAAACTTAAATAAATCCGACACTGTTTGGGTCGAAGAAATTGAGGAGGCTACAGAATGAACGAAAAAATTATTGGTGCACTTTTGGTTGTCTTGTTAGCACTTGGCGGCTGGAACTTAAATCAAACATTTCAACTTTCTAAGGATATGGTTGAAATTAAAGTAAAAGTAGAAGGTATTGAAAAAGTAGTCGGTAAAAAGAAAAAGAAAAAGAAGGATTAATTATGTTTCATTTATTAATAAAGCCATTATTAGGTGTTGCTGGTGAAGCAATCAAAGGAGTGGTAGCTACTAAAAAAGCAAAGGCAGAACAGAAACTTACTAAAATTAAAGCGGATACTGCTTTGATGGAACAACAAATAGCAGGTAAAGTTGAATGGGAAAAAACTGCTGTCGGTCAAATGCAAGGATCTTGGAAAGATGAAGTAAGTCTTATTGTACTTTTATTTCCTGCTGTTCTCGTTTTTATTCCTGGATGTACTGAATTTGTAAAGAACGGATTTGTTGCTCTCCAAGAGCTTCCTGAGTACTATCAACATCTTCTTTACATAGCTATCTCAGCGAGCTTTGGAATCAAGGGAGTATCAAGTGCTGCTAAAATGATGAAGAAATAATTATGGAAACAAGAGAAAAACAAGTAGGAGTGTGTGATGACTGCAAACACATATGCCATTGTGGTAGAACAGATTGTGAAGGACCAGAGAAATGCAAATGTAAAAATTGTCAATGCAATAATACAAACTACTGGATAGATGAAGAAAATAAACCTTATAACTTTGGATAATTATGAAATACTTTACAGAAGATGAATTAAAATGCCCTACTACTGGGCAATTTAAATTACAAGATGGATTTGGTGATGCTCTTGATGCTTTACGAGAAGAGTTTAATCAATCTATGATTATAACAAGTGGGTGTAGAACTGATGAACATAACGAATGGCTACAAGGTCGTGGCTATCCTGCAAGTTCAAATAGTTTCCATCTAATAGATAATAATAAATACGGAACAGATACTTGCGCAGTAGATGTTAAAAGAAAAGATGGAGCGTATGCTGCCCAACTTATTAAGGTTGCCTTAAATAGAAATTTTAGTGTAGGTATAGCAAAAACTTTTATACATATAGATTTACGAACTGCATATACTAATCTTCCTCAAGTTGTATATTCTTACTAGATTTATTTTAATTTTATTATTATGGAGTCAAATTGTTATGGCTGAAAATATTAGTGTTGGGCCACAGAAAGAATTTACAGTCAACGAACAGACTGATAAATTAATAGTTCCTACACCTATTCCTAAACCAGAAGATTTAGCACCTAATTTAAATTATGAGCAATGGAAAAAAGATTTTGTAATAAATTCTAGTAAAACGATAGAAGATACTGTTAAAAGAGATTATAAGGATATAATAAAAAATCCTAAAGCATTTTCTAATTTTCTTGCAACATTAATGGCAAATGAATCTGGATGGGGAGGATTTGAAGGTGGACCTACAGCAAAAAAAGCAAACAACTTTCTTGGAATGCATGGAAATAAAGAAACTGGTATTAGAACAATAAATGGAGATTCCGCCTATTTAAGACAATTTAATTCTTTTGAAGATAATATTCATGGGTTTATTAATTTTGCTCTTTCTAGTGATAATATGATTCCTTTTAAAAATTCATTACTAACGGCAAATACAACAGAAGATTTTATAGATGCAATAGGTCAAACAAAATATAATGAAAATCCAGGAAAATATAGAAGAACTTTACGCAGTCTTTGGTTTAAAAGAATAGAACCATTAAACTTACAATCACAAATTATGGAGGGTGATATTACAATGGCAGAGAATGACATTAATAAACAAACAAATAATATGCTTGGGCAGGCTGGTACGCAAGTTTCAGCAGAACAAGCACCACCAGAATTAACTGGTGAAAAACAATCCTATTTGGATTTTCTTTCAGGTGGATTTGATACAACTACAGCTGAAGGAAAGGATACTCTTAACCTTCTTAATTCATTATCTTTACAGGATTTAAGAAATTTAGCAGAGGATACTACAACTACAAGTGACATACCTGTATTAGAATCTGATATTCCAGAAAGCGGACTTAGAAGTTCTGCACCACGTGCCGCTGGAGGTCTAGAAGGTGCAATAGTAAATCCTGCATTAAATAGACAATTAGATACTAGTCCAGGAATTGATAAAAGAGGAACAACAGCATACGGAACTCCTATTGTTATTGGTGCATATCCAGGAAAACCTTATCTTAGATCAACGGAAACTACAGCTCCTGTACCTCAACCTAAACCTACAACTCAAACAGTTACACCACCAGGTGCACCAGAGGTTGAAGAACAATCATTTCTTCCTACCAACATGGAAGGAGTATTTGTTGCATCAAATAAAACAGGAGGATTATCTGATATAGTTATGGACAATCTGAAAAAATTAGGAATAAAAACACAAGATACGGGATTAACTAAACAAACTTAATCATGATTCCTTTTATTGTAACTGCAGCAGGAAGATTTGCATTACCTATTTTAACTAAGGAATTAGCAAAACAGGGTGCGAAGAACTTTGCAAAAACGTATGGTAAAGAAACATTTACGGCAATATCTGGATTGGGAATAGGAGGAGCTACATACAAAGGCTTAGAGTATATAGGAGGAATTCATGGTCCTAAAACTCAAGCCGAAAGAGAAACAGAAGAACTCTTAAAAAAACCAGAAACATTTCCAGAAGAACAACCAGCAGATACTATATCCGCACTACCTCCTTCTATGCCACCTCCTCCACAAGAAGATGTAGATACGGGATTACCAGTTCCTGTTCAAGAGAAAAAAATAGATCCAGGTTATGTTACTCCAGAAACACCTGATACTAGTATCTTGACACAGCAAGCAGAAAAGCCTATAGAAAAACCTAAGTTCGGTGTATTAACAAAAACTGAATTGCAAACTGCATTGGCTCTTAAAGAAGATAAACCTGATTTTTATTCACGAGCTGTTGACGCTATTAAGACCGCTAAAGATGATAAATACACTAAAGGTAAATGGGCAAGTATTATTAAAAGCAATACCACTAGAGATGAAATGGATTACCTTGGTTTAACTGAATTGTTATTTGGTAACGAAGTTATTAGCAAACAAGAATTATTAAAGTTAGTTGAGAAAAAAGATATAGCACCTGATATTATAGTTCGTTCTGTACCTGAAGAGGAAAGAAATCCTATGTATGCTGCGTATAGCTTGGGCAGAGGTCAAGAAGGAACTTCAGAAGATATAGTATTTCAAATAGATTATGAATCGCCCAAATGGAGGTATGACCCCGAAGACCCACCTCCACCTGAGACATTATTTAAATCAGCCCATTTTAATACAGAATATGGAACTGCAACTTTCGCCCATGCAAGAGTTCAAGTTGGATATGCTGATATGCCTGAATTAGACAACACTCAAATAATAGACGAGATACAATCAGATTGGTTGCAAAGACTTAGAACTGACGGAGCTTATGAAGACTACACAATTGGTTATGGTGAGGATCTTACTGACAATCAAAAATCTGCTGTAGTTGAGTCTTTCCGCCTACCAGAACAACCAAAGTATTGGCTGGATTCTTTTCCAGAAGAAATGAAGGACCGTTATTTTATTTTTAATAAAGAGGGGGAACTTCCAAGTTTTGCTAGGGCAGCCACATGGGATACATTTGAAGACACACAAAGAGTTTTACAAAAGTATGCAGCACCAGATTTTCCTATAAAAGAATCCAAAAGATGGGTTGAGTTAGTTTTAAATGAAATGATAAGAAAAGCCGTTAAGGATGGCAGAGATAGCATTGCTATTACTAATGGACAGATTCAATATAATCGCTATGAAGCACAAAGTGAAGAAAATAAACAGGGTAATAAGAAATTCTATGATGAAATTGTCATCCCACAGCTTGAGAAAATTGCAAAGAAATGGATGGGTCCTAATTTCTACCTTCAGAGAATAAATATTACTACTAAAGGAGACTTTGAATTTCAAGGAAGCCTGTCCATAGACCAGAAAATTAAAAAGGCAACGGATAATAATTATAAACTACAAAGAATAACCCTGCAAGAACTATGGGATAGAACTAAAGACGAAGATATTCCAGGACATGCTGCTTTATACACTAACGAAGGAAGAGGGCAAGGTCTTAATTACATTGAAAATTATATAAAAGGTCTAGCAGGTGATGACATTCAACAATTCGGTACTTATGATAGCCTTTGGAATAAAATAAGAAAAAATGAAGTATACGTTTGGAAAGAAGCGGAAGAAGATTATGCCCTTCCCGAAGATCCAGAAGGTATAGAACCGCCAGCTGAAATAGTCTGGGAAATGCCAATTGTTCCTGTTAATGATATATCTGATATTTCTGCTGATGATATGACAAATTATTCAAATTATCTTAAAGAGTGGAAAGATCCTAAAGGAGAACATGAAACACAAGGGGGAACAGAACAACTAATTAAAATGGAATTACCAAAGAATCTTCAAAAGGAGATTTTAGCTAATTCAATTAAACTCACATCCATTGACAAGACAAAGAGTCTTCCTATAGATGATCAAACACAACAATTACTAGCATAAAAAAAGGGGAAGCATTACACTCCCCCTTCACAGGCAACACATAGCATCCTCTGTTTACGCAGGGGATTTTTTTATCCCTATATAAAAAGACTTAAGGGAAAAAATAATATGAATATAATTAAATCAATCATGCTTTATTTATTATTTCTTTGATTTCACTTTCTAAACGTTTACAAACTGCATTACAATGATTTATAATTGCAGCACATATATTTGCATGGTATGGATAGTTTTCTAAATTCTTTTTAAGTTTATTAATTGGCTTTCCTCCATAGTCTAATACTATAGAATTATACTTATTAATACCTATTTGAAGTTCAAATAGCTCTCCATTCTCTATAACACGATATTTATCCTTTTTGGCACTCATTTCATACTCCTAAACTATAAAACGTTAATTACGGGGTCTGAGAGGCCCTTAAAGAAGAGTTGTATATGGGGGGGTAGTCTATGGTCAGTAGCCCCGTTTAAATCACTGTACGAGGCTCTGACGCAATCTTTTTTTACTGAGCTGGTTTATTTTTGGCAGATTTCTCATCTTGTGGACGTTTTACAAAACTTGGACTAATATTAGGATCCAGTTGAGAAAGTCTAGCTAATATCGACATTAACTTTACAACTTCACCATATGGACGAGACATTAAATATCTCATAAGATCTTGTAGTACTGATCCAGATACTAAGTAAACTGGTTCTCGTACATCTGGTTCTGGTTTTGTTTTTGGTGCTGCTTTATTTATATCAGTCATTATTTACCTCCTTGTTTAAACGATTTAGATACCATAATGCTTTATCTAAATCTTTTTTTGGTTCACCTTTAAATCTAAATCTAGCAACATATTTTATAACGTTACCTTTTAAGTAACCAAGAAATTCATCTTTTGTCATAATATCTTTTATGATTTCGATAGTTTCTTTATTACCTTTAAGATAATGTGCAGGTGCATTCACATCATCTTTAAAGTTTTTAGTTAGTCTATTTCTTACCATAGGTTCTCCTAATCTTATTGTATCTTATAGTTTCTAAATCGTATTCACCTTTATCCACATTACGTTTCACTATTAATCCACTCCACCACATTCGTTGAGTAGCAATAGCCCACGGCTCTTCATGATTTAAAAAACATCCAACAGATAAGCCCATAAGTTTTTTGCCAGATGGAGACGTAGATATTGCATAATCTAATAAATGATTATGACCAACTGTACTTGATGTTTTATTTTTATTTAATAAAGACCTACCAACATTTTCTCCAGATATAGCTTTTCCAAGAACTCCATTTGGAAAGCAATGACAATAATATACACCATCCACATTAACAGGAACCTGGTAATTATACACATCCCATCCAAATCTATCATATTCTAAATCATCAATACTAATTGCTCCATCAAGTTCTGGAGTATTATCTATAGCTCTATCAATTCTATCTTCATGATTTCCCAGTAGCATTATCCTTCTTTGTCCGTTTTTCTTCCGCCCATTTCCTAGCAGGCCACGATTAAATTTTTCCAACGCATCGTGTGCATGCTCTATGTCTTTTTTATATCTTCTTCCTTCAAAAGACTTCTTACCTTTATCATAACTTGAAAGAGAATCCATACTCGCAAAGTCTCCCATACAAATTATAACATCTGCTTTTATATCTCTAGCAAATTTTCCTGCCCATAGAAACCTATCATTAGGTGATTTAGGTGTACTATGAGGATCGCCTATTACTAAGTGTGTTGCCATTAGTTTAAGTCCTCCTTTTTAAATTTACGTTTTTTTAAATACGACATAAAGTCAACCAGATTAGTCTTACTTACTCCTGCTAAATCGCCTTCTTGTATACCCAGTTCACTTGATCGCTTGCTATCCTCATGAAAACCTTTTATTCCTTCTAAAAATGTTTCATGCGGATTTCTAGTAGCCATGCGAATCATACCTCTTGCAATAGTTGTGCACATATGTTCAGACGGTGCGTCTAGTTTTCTATGAGTATCAACTAGTATACCACATGCAAAGCCATCTTCTACAGGGCTAAGTAGAATCTTTATTGAATTAGTAAAATCAACATTAAATTTCTGTATTTTTTTCATTTAAATAATCATATTTTACTCTCCAAGAATTTGTTAATTCAACAGAAGAGTGTAGTTCAAAAAATTTTTCAGCACTTAATATAACAAGTGGTTTTTTATTATTCATTTTTATAAATACAAGTGGATTTAAAGATCCATGATTATTTGCCTGGTCATAGGCATCATATACTTTTTTCCACTTCTCATCATTTTTGCATTCTATATCATACGGAAAAATAGAATACGCTCTTTTTGATAATTTTATATCTGCACCACGTTCTCCCATAATGGCACACCGTATTTCATTACTGGTTAAGTCAGGGAGTAGACCCCTCAAACTATCCCTGACCCAATTCTGAAGCTTTCGCCCTTTAGCTTTACGACTTTTTATTGTAGTCATTATCTTCTCTAGGATTATTCACTTCAGTGTACCAGACCCACTTAGGGTTTTTTCCTTGCGATTGTTGTTGTGGAAGCAACTGCAAGTTATTGCCCCAGCAAGGAACTTTGTATGGGCAATACGAGCATACCGTGCCCAACACTTTATTACCTGTAAGTTTTTTTCTATAGGTTTCATCAATTTCAGTATAACATCTTTTAAAAGGCTTATCATCTTTTATTGTTTTGTAATTTATATGAGCCTTTTCAATTGCCTCTTTTTTATATTCATCATCAACTAATGGAGTCTCACATACAGTCCATTCTCCTGTAGATTTATTAATTACAATCCATCCTCCAAAGGGTACTTTCTCAGATTCAGAATATAGATATCCTTGCGGAACATAGCCGAAAGAATCTTCTTTTACTAATTCCATAAACCCACCCTTCTCTCCAAATTTATGTTCAAATGAATACGGAGATGCACTTTTTATATCCCAAATTTTTTCTTGATTCTCCTTTATTTTAACATCATAAGTACCGTCAATGGATCCACCATTAAACTTATAGGATACTGGTTTTTGTTCTCCTGTTATATTTACGCCAGAAGATTTTAAAATAAACACTGCAAGAGCTTCTACCATATCACCAAATGTATTTCTCATTTTTACATTATATGATTGGCCATCTCCCTTTACATTTTTAGCTTCCATTTGTAATTGGCAAGTAGGTCTTCCTGCATTACTCATGCGAATGTGAAACTTATCTGCCCTTTGTTTAGAAAACTGTTTACGCAGGGCAGATTTACAAGCCTCTCCAAATTCAAATACAAGGCCATCAGATAATTTAACTGGTGATTTACTAGCTTTATCTAAATAGATTTGTACTTTTTGAAGTATATTAGTCATTATGAAGTAGAAAGCATTTTTTCTGGGTTATCTAGTTCATCAACAACTTTTGCATCAATTACATCTTTTGGTCCAGACGCTTTAGCTCTTGATTCTTTCCATAAATTAACAACCTCTTCATTTTCATCATGAATAATTTGTTGAAAAGAATTTAAAGTTTCTCTATCTTCATCATTAATAGACATATTTGCTTCAAGGTTTACTTTTATATCAGGAATATAAAAAGTATTTCCTCCTTTTTTTTGTTTCTTGCTATTAACTGTAAACACGCAAGAGAATAAAAGTTTTTTCTTTTTATCAATTTGCTCTAAAGCAGAACCCATTGGAGAAAAACTTGTTCCCGTAACACGCCACAAAGAACGGCAATTTTCTACTTTGTATTGTTCACCATTTGCTCTAGCCCCATTCATAGAAACTAATCCATAAACTAGACGATAGCATCTTATCTTTTTTTGCTCTGCTAGTTCTTCTGGAGTTAAAGAGTTTCTTTGTTTAAACGGTATTTTTCCGCAACGAACTCCGCCTTGGATATCTATAGCTTCGTCTTTCCAGTTTTTAAATATGATTGATCTATTTACATATTCTCCCTTCTCTGGTTCGTAGTGCATATATTGCATTGCACTTACAAATGGGCGAAAAGTAATAGGCTTACCATATATACTTTCTCCAGCATCAGCAACGTAAACAAAGAAATTACCTATAGGTAATCTGTTTCCATCATCATCTTCTGGAGATCTATTTATTCCAAGTCTAGGAATATTATTTCCAGATGATCCACCTGGAACTTGACCTAATGCCTTCATGATTTGATCATGAGACATTGTATCTAAATTAATAAGTTCATTTGTCATATATAAAATCCTCCAAATTATAATTAAGTATGTATAACATATTTGACCCGTTTTGTCAATGGGTAAAATTGAATTATATAAATAATTCAAAAATAGTTTTGCCTACAGAAAATACCACTACGCCACAAACAGCAACCACCCATAAAAAAAATAGTATCTCTCCAATGCCATCTAGTAATTTCCAAATAAAATATTCCATAAATTCTCCTTTATTTTCAATTAGTTAAATCAATTGTGTTTTCTTATTAGTAAGTTCAGCAGCTATTCCATGAGATCTAGCAAACCACATGAGATAGCTTTGAAGCTCATAGTCTTTATTTATCAAAAGCTTAATGGGCTTACGCACATCGCTACCATTATTAAATTCTTTTAATAGCTTCTCAAAAAAATCATATGCTTTAACCTGCTCATCATCATATTCACTATCTATTGAATTGAATGATACATGAGGGGCTTCATCTTCGATATTCATTATTTACCTCCTATTTGTTATACTGGATCTCTATCAATTTCATGTTCTGATTTCCATACTTCTTCTATGGTACTTGTAAGAACAGGTATTTGCGAACCATTAATATTTACTGCAACGCCTTTAAGACTTTCTATATTATCTTCTAGCGATTTATCCCAGTCTATTAATTCATGAACCGACATGTAGTATGCTTTTACTGCACCCATAATATCCTCCTATGTTATTGTTGTTAAATCTAACCAATTATACCCTGTCTTTAATTCTGTGTCAAGAGGCACATTAAAATTAATATCATAAATTTCTTTTAAAGACAAGATAACTTTTTGTGCTCCATCCTTCATAATTTCTTTCATTATATTTTCTTCTTCAGGATGTACATCTGCAATAACAGAATCGTGCACAGTATTAATTAATAAACTTTTTACCTTTTTAGCTTTCATAATTTTCCAAATGTTAATACAAGTAATTGGAACTATGTCTGCTGTAGCTAACCCTTGTACTGGATAATTTTTTATTTGGGTTGAATAACTTGATCCCCCCCAAGGCATTCGTTCCGCATAGGGAAATGAATATTCTCTTCCCGTTGGTAATTTTATAATTTTAAATTCAATTGCGTTACTTTGCAGAACATCATGCCAATGTTTTATATCTTTGTATTTTTTTAAAAATTCAGAATAATATTTTTTTTCTTCTTCGGTTCCGCTCATGCCTCCATACAATGGTTTAAAGGTATGTGCTTTTGCATCCTGTCGTGATATACCTATTGTATCTGCAGTGTATTGGTGGACATCAATATTATTATCAATATCTTCCATCCCCTGCTTATCCTGGGCAAGGTAAACAGCTGTTCTAAATTCCAATTGAGAAAAATCTATTTCCATAATACTTCCACCATTCCATCGTGAGGTTACAACTTTTCGTATAGGAAATGTTCTAGCTCGTGGCTGGTTTTGAAAATTGGGATCTCTACTAGATAACCTTCCAGTAGCCGTTACACATTGCATAAATTTTGGTCTAAGAATTCTAGTTTCTTTGCTAGTAAAATTTTTTATTCCAGATATAAAAGTATTTAGATAAGTATCAATAGCATTAAAACGAATTAAAGAATCTAATAATTCCTTCAGATCTCCTTGAGCATACGAGGCAATTTTAGTAAGAGTAATACGATCTGTTTTAAAACCTCCTTCAGATACATCCATAACTCCTCGTGGCTTTTGTCTAAACCCAGCAACACTGGCCATATTAGAATACAAAAATCCTTCTCCATCGCATGAATCACACTTGCTATACTTTTTGTAAGGACTTCCGTCTCGTTTTATTTTTTTAATTATTCCTTTACCATTACAAGATGCACATTTAGATGCCGTTGTTTTATAGATTAACTCAGTATTTTCAGCTACAAGTTTACTAAGTTGAGTACGAGAATACTTTGGTCTTCTTTTTTTTCTTTTTGTAAATTTGTCTATACCAATATTAAAAATACCAGACCAGGTTTTTTTATCAATAACTTTTCTAGAGTAGATAAGCCAAGATAATTGCTCTGGACTTGCTGGATTAATTCTAGTATCTCCCATTTTCTCATGCATCATCTTATTTATTTTTTGTTTTAAGAAACTAAATTCTGCTTTATATTCTTTTTCAACTTCATCTAAACAATCCAAATCAATATTTATTCCATTTCGTTCCATGTCACATAATACAATTAAAAATTGATTCATCATCTTTACAGTTCTTAAAAGCTTTTTATTTTTATTTAATTTAAAGTCAGCCATCTGAGCATTAAATAATTTTTTAGTAAGCTGAACATCTTTTCTACCATATTCTTCTACAAGTTGTAATGGAATAGATTCAAACGATATTCCCTTATCCAGATATTCTTTTATCTTATTATTTTTTTCTCCTAGCTTTCTTTTAAAACAAATTCCATCAAGAGACAATGTTTTTCTAAGTCCTCGTGATAAAATATACTCACCTATCATTGTGTCGTATACACTACCACTATACTTCAAACCAGTTTCAAGAAGCCACAGCAAGTCAAATTTAATGTTATGCCCCACAAGCAAAGTTGTTTTATCCAATACTTGTTGAATTGACTTAAAGGAATTTGGATCCTGTTTTTCATCGTGATTAAAAAAGAAATACTTATTTGTATTATTATAATCAACACCTACACTTACGAGAATATTTGCAGGATTAAATGGCAGTGGGTTAAATTTTCCATTTTGCTCTTTTACAAAAGAAGTTTCTACATCTAAAACTGTAATCATACTTGGTATCTACTTATCTCTGGATTGATTAGTGTTATGATATCACCATGATATCCTGTTATTTTATTTTTACTTATACATAATCTTCTTTCAATGTTGCCGACATCAATATCGCTTTTCATTCCTATTCCAATAATTAAATCTGCTTCCGCAGCTTTTCCAGTTTTTGAATTTTCCAACATATCAAAAGTTATAACTTGTCTATTATGTGCATCAGCAGATGCTTGTGATATACCTATTATACAACATTGTCTTCGTTTTGCAATCTCTCGTGTGCCTGTGTATAAACTTCTTAACTTCTCGTCTGTTCTAGCAAATTTTTCTGACATACTAACTTTATCTAATTGGTCTATTATTAAAATATCTGGCTTATATTTTTCACAATGAGAATCAACATCAGATAAAGTCCAATCAACAGTGTCTAAAAGTGTAACATTATCTCTTATTTCAGACCATTTTTCTTCAGCTTCTTTTATATTTTCTATAATTTCTGATCGTTTCATTCCTGTGTGAGCACTTATAACACGCATTTGTGTTCTCACCGCTGGTTCTTCGTTTATTAATGCATGTACATTTGCTCCTTGAGAAGCAAACCCATCTGGTCCGCCAACTAAATGAACCCAGAAAGCAGTTTTACCAGACTCTGGTCTAGCAAATACTATAGCAAAATTTCCTGGCCCAAGACCTCCAACATATTGTCGCAGTGTTGAAATATTAAAAGTATATTTTGTTGTAACATCAAGAAGTTTTACAAGCTCATCAACACTTGATGTAACTTTATTTAAATCTTCTGTTTCTATTTCAGAATTATGATCGTCCATTATTTTTCTTATTTCTGAAAAATCTGCAGGACTGCCATTAAATATATCTGTAGCTTTTACTGCTATTTTTTGTGCTATATCTCTGTCATGAATAGTTTGAAGTATATCCTTTACAATTTCTTTATTTGGTTCATCTTCATTTCTTATTTCATCCATTAAAAGTAAAAAATTTTTTCGTGCCGCCTGAGTTATTGCAGGATTATATACATCAATGTGCAATGTTTCTATTTCATCTATAGAAATATCTGAATTATATTCTTCATGTGCTTTTTTTATTGTATCATAAAGCATACCAGAGCCATTTGTAAAACTGGATTTGTCAATTTTAGATTTGTTGGCATTGTAAAAATCTTTTTTTAATAAAAGCCTAATCAGTTGTTTTTCTATCATATACCTCCTTATATTTTTCTTTTCGTGTGTATTTTGTTTTATCTTCCACTATTCTTTTTTTGTATTTAGAAGTTCTTAAATCTTTCGCAATAGGATTTTTTTTATTTTCCATAAATTTTATGTACTATTTCTTCTTCATTTAAATATTTTAAATCATTTTCTAGGATAAGAACCTTAGTATCAACTCCATTAAATCTAAGACGTGAAACTATTTCAAAAGATTTAGTAGTTGCATCTCTATCTAATGCAATTATAACTTTATCATAGTCTTTAATATATTTAATATATTCATCTGCAAAATCTGTACCTAATAAAGCCATACTACTTAATAAAAAAGAAACTGCACAAGCAGATGCACAATCTTCTACTATAATTAAATTATTTCCATGCAACTTATTATAACGACTCGATCCTCCCTTAATCACAAATGGTATTTCCTTATCACCATACATAAACCATTTTGGATATGTCTCTGAAGATAAAGCTCGACCAACTGCACCAACAACCTTATCATTATTTTTAATTAAAAAAACAATTCTTTCTTGCCTAACATCATACTGCACTTCTGCTTTTCCTTCAAGTATAGATTTTATTACATTGTTTTGTTTTAAATACTCAACGGCTTTTGCATTTGAATATATAGATTTAAAACTATCGGGAACATAAAAAATTTTTTTTAGATTGCTTTTATTAAATACGGCATTTACATCATTCATATTTTTTTCTTTTCTTTTTTTGCCCTTCGCTTCACATGAAGCACGGAAACAATACCATGATAAAGTTCCATCTATTGTTTTTACTGAAAATGTATTTCTGCCAAGACAAAAAGGACAATCCATTCTCGTCTCTGTGTTAGACGGAATGGAAAGCCCTTCAACCACAACTAATTGTTGACTGTAATTCATATAACTCTATATCAAAAAAATCACTTTTTGTCAATGCTATTTAAATAATAATCTTTTTTGAGTTCATCAAACAAATGTCCTCGTATTGTTATAGGTTCCCCTTTAGTATTTCGCCTATTTTGTCTGACCATTTTATCTATGACTGCTTTTTGTTCTGCAATAGACTCACATTTTTGAAGTCGTTCAGTTATATCCAATGACCATTCATTGTACGCTGTAGAAAGTGCAGAATCTTTCTTTACAAAAAAACGAACAGAGCATATCATAAGTTCTAATTCGTATAAAACATATTGCACCAGACAGTGTACATTACCTAAAGTAGGTAATCTAAAACTTATCATTATGCCGTGCCTTCTGTTTGGTATGTTTTTCATCTCAGTCTCTATGCCCGTACCATTCAACATTTACTCCTTGCAAAATTACACATCCTAATGGACCTTCATCACAATTTGGCCAAGAAGGGCAGCCTATGTGAATATCACGCTCATGCCTTTCTATTTTTTTATTTTTATCTACGGTACTTTTGGTAGTAATATCACCAATACTTAACAAATCTTCTTTTAAAGATTTTTTATATGTTTTTTTAATTATTTTCATAGTATCTTCCCGTGCATTTCTTCCTTTAAACTTTATAGTCTTTTTATTTTTTTGATTTTCTATCATTAATTTAATTTTGAAATTGCATAAAATAATAGACAGATTTGTATCTGTAAGATTATAAGCAGAAACCCCACCAATAAGAAAGACTCTCTTATTATCTTTTGTGATCGTGCCATTTTATCTTGTATGAATTCGGCTACGATTATTATTCTTTTATTTATTAATTCGACTGTTGTCATTTTTCCTCCTTTTAAATATTTCTGAATAAACTTCTTTGACTATCGACCTAAATTGTTCTTGTGAGTATGCTTTTATAAGTATATCAGATACTACGTTTTTAAAAAGAACAATTTTTCTTGCCATTTTTATTTTATTATCTTTACTCATCTTCTTTAATACCCCCTTTTGTTAGCAAGCTTTCTTCTTTTTTAAATTTTTTTATAGCTTTTACTTCTTTGAAAGCTTTAACTATTGAAAATGGATTCAAATATTTTGAGTACCCCTTTTTACAATTATGTTTCCACATTTTGCAGGTGTACTTAATTGTATCTATAAAATTTAAAAACTTGTCTAGCAATTTTGTTCCTATCATTTTTTCCTCCTTCAAATAAGAATAGCCTATCATATTCGGCTTACAATGTCAAGCCTCAATGCTGTTCGTAGCTTATATTTTTTTCTGATTTATTCCAACATAAACGGCAGTCACCACATTTATGTGTGCCAGAAGTTATAGCTGGACAATTTTTTCCAATCCATTTTTTTTCTTTTGTATGGACTGTGCTAGTGTATTTCCAAAATGTTGGTGGCTTTCCATTTACTTTGACTGCACTTAATCTTATTGTAAGATTATCTGGAATATAAACTTCTCCATATTTTTTTATAAAAGCATCAACTATTTTGTATTCTCTGGTAGGCAACCAATGTTTTATATCTATTGTTCTCCATGCTATGTCACAAATTTTTTTAAGCATTTCAACACTTTGCAAATCTCCAGAATCAAACCATCTGAAATATCTTTTTTCTTTTGGCAACCTTTTATATTTTAATTTAAGCATATGAGTCATGCCACTTACATAATATTCATTGCTCATAACCTTTAATCTTTTTCTGTGTGAAAACTTAACAGGCTTAAAGGAATAAAAACCTTTCATAGCGTAACAGTTATAACAGGTTGTTCCTTTTATTTTTGCTAGCTTTGAACCTACCTTACAATCAAACGCAGAAATACCCCAACTAAATGCAGGCATTTTTGATACATTACCTAGCTTGTATCCTAGCTTTTCAAGATTTTTAATTTTCATATCACATCCATTTTTTAGGTTTGTCTTTTTCTAATTCGGCTGATGCATAAAGTTTTATGTCCGATTTCATTTGCCCAGCATTGCTATCCCAAGTATCATAAACCCAGTCTATGTGCCAAATTTCTGGCTCGTTTCTCTTGGGGCAATGCAATTGAATAGCCATGTATCTGGCTACTTTAAATAAAAAAGTATGTTTGTATTTAATTTTCATTATGGTTTTTCTAGCAGTCGTTCTATTATGGTTGGTAATGTCATCTTTAATTTTATAAGACTACCATTATTTCTAGCCCTTGTCAATCCTTCATATAGTGTTCTTGCATACTCTGGTTCTATTCCTGCCATATCGCACCAAAGTTCATAGCTTTTTACTTGAGCAATATTTTTCTTTTCAAGGTAAAACTTAGACCTTTCAAGTTCAGCTGTTGTATCATTATGAGTAATGCGGATTCCAAAACTATCCAACCATATTCTTGCTATGACTGCTCTTGCTAATCTCTGTTCTGGAATATTTATTTTTTTAAAGTCCATTTTCTCTATTGACAAAAATTAAAAAATATGTTAAGCTGACTCGTCCATTGCGGGGGGTAATATATATACATATACATTAATTTCCTACCTTATAAAACCACTCTGGTTTTTTTCTTCCCTTCTTCCACTCAGCAAAATATTTCTTTTCATGTACATAAAATTCTCTGTATGCAGTTACATAATCTTTATCTCTGAATCTATCTGGCATACATTGAGGAGGGTCTGTAAATTCTTTGTCTGGAAATTTATCCAACCAATCTATGTGTTTTATAAAACGATTAGTTATGTGAGAAGATTTATGAATTTTTGGATAGCCCAAACTATATCTAAGAGTAAATTCTTCACCAATCCAATCAGCCAAATCAAGTGTCCACCTAAAATTTTCTACTGATTCTCCAACCCACTTAGTCATAGGGTGATGAGGGTACGCTATTTTATATAAGTCCTCACACTCTCCTACATTTTTTTGATATGCTGTAGATAACATTTGAGTTGTTTCCAATAACATTTTTGGTACATGCTTATCACAAAGATATTGTGCTGAAAGCATTGAAGTTTTATCTAAAAAAAATATATTCATTTTTTTCTTCTCCTTTTCTTTTTTCTTCTATTTTTTCTTCGTCTGTTTTTTCTTTTTCTTGAACCAATCTTTCTTCTTCCTTTACCATAAGCGTGAAGCCCAGTTCCTCTTCTTCCATGACCCATGTTATTTACCTCCCTATGCCTAGTGCCTTCAATAAATCTTCAAATTTAATTGTAGATATAAAATATTCCTCTCCATCAGCTTTTATTGAATTAATTGTATCATATTTTATATTACGAAATCCTCTTTTAGCCAGATCGAAAGCTATAAGATATTGGTCTGGGTTAGTTGTTCTTTTACCGCCAGCTAGCTTTTTTTTAGTTCCATCTTTTTCTTTCCATTTTTGAACTCCAAGTCTAAATTCACCTTTTCTTGGAACATCAAATACTCCAGTCTTTGGATTCTTCTTTTTCCACTCAATATGAAATATCTTTTTACCTATAAGCTCTCGTACTTTCTCTTGATATGCTTTTGTCATAATTTTTCTCCTATAATTTAATTATTGTTTTAACAATACAGCAAAATAGGCAATAAGTCAAGTCCTATTGACCCTTAAGCTTGACTTATCAATACATATGTGGTACTCTCTTACTAACGATTGGAAATTAATCCAATCCGAACATAAAGGAGAAAATATGAAAAAGCAAAGATTTAACGCCAAAAGGCGTTTAAAGCTTAAAGAAATTGCTATCAGTAATCTGGATAATAAGCTCAAGGAGAGGGATATTTTTTCAGACTTTAAGACAGTAAGAACTAAGTTCATGAATTATCATATTCCTGAAGCAAGAAAGGTAGTAGCCAAATATGTAGAAGCTATGTACCCACCAAAGAAGGCTCATGAGTTTGCTGAGTTTCTTAATAAAGGAGGTACTAACCAAGCAGATGAGGCTATGCACTATGACAACTGCTTTAATATGGTTAATCAAGTAGGAGTCAAAAAGCCTGTAAACATGATGGAAAGAGATACTTGGAACAATCTGGAAGAAAAAGATAGTCCTATGGAATTTCATTATGCAGATTCGTTTAGCGACAGGCATGGGGTTGCTTTTCGTAGAGGCGATTCTTCTAGTCAGAATACTGTGGACTTAAGTTTATGGAATATTCTTAAGTTTGATGAACTGGAAAAACTGGAACTCGACCCGTTTGTATCCTTAGAGTATAACCCGTATATTGGTAACACTAATCCACACTCTAACGAAAAAGCTAATGCTTTGGATAAGAACGAAAGGGATTGGGAAGAAAAAAGGTCTGGTCGTACAGTTAAAGAGCAATACAGTAATCAACGAGTTTTGCCAGAATCTCCCTCTAATCTTATTAAGTATTCAGATTTGAAAGGAGAGCATAATGGGTGGAACTGCCTAATCCCTTGTTTTGGATATGGGTGTCATTCAAGAAGGTATGGCATCACTGAGCAAAAGGATTGGAATATTCTTATGGCTTATAAAGACGCTAGACAAACTTTGATTCAAAAATTTGAAATGTATTTTGAAACAAGGGCAGATGGAAAGACTCGTATCAGCAGGCAAATTCCAAAGCTTGAAACTAGAGAGGACATGGAAATGCGTAACTTTGTGCCTGATTTTGTTTCTAAGGAACAGGCAGATTTGTTATGGTCAGATATGAATACCTGTAAGGATCTTACTGTTACAGATGCTCAAGACTATAATGTACTTGCTAATCTTTTTGGAGTTGAAAGAAACGAAAAAACTAAAATATCGCCACCTACCATTAATATTGGCATAGTAAATACAAAACCTGTTATTAATAATAACTAAATAACAAATCCCACGCTATGCTCTTTAGTGTAGCGTGGGAAGGAGATTTTAAAATGATAAGAATAATAAAAAATATAGAAACAAAAAGCCTTGCTTGTCTTAGGTGTGGGGGGAAACTTAAAAAATATGGTTGGGGGGCTTGGCAATTTACTGCTGAACAGTATGGACACGATATCGCTGGAAGGTATGACCAATATACAGATGGTTTACCACCAGTAAAATCAGAAACATACGGATATGGTCATGATGGCACAGATAGATTTTGCACTAATAGATGTGAACGAAAATTCGCAAGAAAAAACTTTGTTGCTAACCTAGAACTTAAACCTTACGACAAGGAAAACGATAACTCAGAAAAGAAATGGAATACAATTATATGACCAGTGATTATAAAGAGTGGGCGAACAGACTTTATTTTCTTTCCTATGAGATAGGAAATACAGGAGTTAAAAAGTATTCGTCAGCTTACATACAAGAACTTCAAACAATAATAAAAGAAATGCAAAAAGCATATCCAGACTTAGATAAAACACACACCGAAATTGAAATTTATAAATCACAAGGAAATGATTTTAAAATTACAAAAGATATAAAGCATGACTATCATGTACTTGTTCCTCTTGCGGAAAGTGCTAATAGGTACTGCGTAGCATATCTTAGTGACTATTTTTCTGATGGGTTTTATAAAATTCCAGATGACGCTGTAGAAAGTGTCAAAAAGTCTATCATAAATTTTGGGCTAGAATTTCAATAAAATCTATGTATATCAATGCCTTACGGGTATTGACTTTACACCCCCTATATGCTACTATAATAGAAGCTATAACTTTAATTTATATTAATTAACAACAGGAAAACTTTAGCGAAGTTATAGTTGCTTGTTTAATAATACTAGCTAGAGTTTACTGAATTTTAATTTTTTTATAAGGATATTTTTATGGATAATATGGATAATACAGAAGATATACTGCACATTAGTATATTCACGAAATGGGCAGATGGCGAAATGGTTTGCAAATCTGGTAAAGATACTGCTGACACAGGGCTTGACTATGACATTAAAATTACTGGCGGGCTTGATAAGTTGAGTACAACAGAGAGGCTAGACTATTTAACTGATTTAAAATGGTTTATAGACCACAAAATTGATGAGGTTCATAAAGAAATGAGTCCTCGTCAGAGTGCTGTAGCTACTGCTATTCTAGGTTGCCCCCCAAGTTTTGAGCAACGCAAAGCAATGGATAAAGGTAAGTTAGCTACAGATTTAATAGATGATGCTGATAAGAATATTAATTAAAGTTTCCCTATAGGGGAAAGACGGCTTGGGTAGTGCCAAAGGTATGACATTGTCTTAAGATACAGATTGTTTAATACCAAAACCACCCATTTAACTAACTAACTAACAAGGAGAAAATATGCTACAAGAAATAAGCGAAAGCTGTAATATCAAAATAGATAGACGACCAACACTTACGATAAACAATGAAGGTGAGCAAGAAAAAGTACCAGATAAAATTTCATTATATAATTCTGAAAATCAAAAGTATTTATCTACCATTAGTAAAAAAAGTTCTGAAAATCTTAGAACTTATGAAGAATTTGCTACTATGCTAAATGAAGGTATAGGAGATACGCTAGGAGAAGGACAGGTAGAGGACAGGCTTTGGGGTGATGCTATGTTTAGTAGAATAGTACAATTTCCAGAGCATAAATTTACATTTGGAGTTAAAAAAGGAAATGAAGATACCTTTAATCTAACTTTATGGGCTTGGACTTCCTATAGTTTAAAATGGGCAGAACGATTTATATTCGGTGCAATCTGTGTTCGCTGTTTAAATGGTATGTATAACTCTAAATGGTCTATTAAAGGTATGTCTAAGAAAAACTGGACTAGCAAGGCTAATTTAAAATCTTCAGATATAACTAAAGCTGTTGAAGCTTTTAGTAAATACCCAGAAATGCTAGAGCCTATGTGCCGTTCTAAAATTGACGGAGAGCAAGTTGAAAAGCTATTCAAAGTTACTCTTGCTTATAGAAAAGGTTCTTTTGACAGCAAATCATTTTCCGAAAAAGACATGAAAGAATTAGCTAGCCTTTGGACAAAAT